GGTACATGTTACATATATGGAACAGAAAGTAAAGTAAACACAGCATTTACTTCAGTAAGCGTTGTGGCTAATAACATTCCTGACAGCGAATTTGTTTATTGGAAACCAGTTACATATTATGATTATGAATTTGATAAAAATGAATATAATAAATCCATAAAGGTTATGGACAGCAAATTTGCACAACAAGCTTCAGATAATCTAAAAAATCTATTGAAGAACAAATAAGAGAAAAAAATGCAAATTGGCGATATTATTATTTTAAAATTAAATATAGGAAACATTAATTTCAATAGCTACACACAAGCTACTTATGAGGGATTTAACATATATGAAGATATATTAAATCCCTACGGACCAGTTTGCGAATTAAAGGTAATTGATCATAGCGATGCTTTAGGCGCTGCAAATTTGAATGGTGATTACAACCAAAACATAGAAATTAGCTTTGCTCTGAACGGCAGTTTAGACGAGAATTTCGTTGGATTTAAATTTAAACAATATCAAAACAAAAATTTAAACGATTCATCTGCTAAGAAAAAGGGATCTTTGAGCAGCAAAGAGTATAAAATAAGAGGAGTTTCTATGGAGCTCCTGAACTCTCACGGCAATTTTGTTTCTAGAAGTTATAATGATTTGACCAGTACAATGGTCAAAGATATTGTTACCATGAATTTTAGATCCGATAAAGAATTTGTTATTTTAGAAAACACAAAAGGAAAAAGAAGATTAGTATTCAGTAACGAACATCCAATATCAGTTCTTAAAAAATTAAATTCTGAACACATTGCTGAAAAGAGTCAATCTTCTTGTTTTGTATTATTTCAACAACAAAACAATGGCAAACAAAATTACATATTCACAACTTTTGAACAATTATTTCAACAAAAACCAGTAGCATATCTTAAACAATCTGTTACTTTAAATTCTTCAGATACAACTGATGAAGAAAGACAAAATGCAATATTATACTTTGTCGTTTCTGATTCATTTTTTACACCCGCAAGATCTATGGCCAAAGCCATAGAACAAACTGTTAATATGACAACTCATGGTGTTGTTTCTACCAAACCAGATAATTTAAATTTTAAATTTATAGATCAGCCAACATATTCTGGATCTAGAAATTCTGACTCAGAATATCCTGTTAAGAAAATACTAGATAAAGTAAATGAAGTCCAAAAAAACACAGTTGGTGATGCCAATAAGAAAAGAGCAGCTTTTCTTTCTCATCTTATGCAGAATTCTGCAGAATTAGAAATACCTGGAAATCCAGCAATAAAACTTGGCGACATAGTAAATTTGCAAATTCCAAATAAGAGTCAATCAGAAACTGAAAAGGCTGTTGGCGAAACACAATTCAATGGAAATGCGTTGGTGGTTGGAATAAGACATAAAATTAAGCCTATGGGTCTTACGCCTAGATATACTATGATATTAAGAGTTGTTAAAGCTTCTTATAAAGATCCGGAGAGTGGAAATGCCTAAGTTTAGAATTGGCGAAGTTAGAAATTTTGAAGACGATCCAACTAGATCTGGTAGATGTCAGGTCAGAATATACAATGACCAAAATGACACCCAACATATCAAAGATGAACATTTACCATGGGCTACAGTACTTCACCCTGTTACTTCAGCAGCAACAGCAAAAGTAGGTATAATTCCTTCTGGATTGTTGGTTGGCTCAAGAGTTCTGGTGACTTATTTGGACGATGATTTAAGCGAACAGTTTCCGATAATTCTTGGTTCTTTGGGTCGTGGAGATTTGCCAACCAAGAAAGGAATAAGATTGTCTTCAGATGAAGATTCGGGTGGTGATATTAAAACTCCTGGACCAGATAATCCTGGTTGGACAAACAGTTAAAGAGTTAAAGTGTAATGGCTAATAATACTTTATCCCCAGCAGAATTAGAATTGCAATCTATTAATGAATATTTTGCAAATAAAAAATATAAAACTGTTGAAGAATATCAGGCTGAAGCTGATGCAATTAATGCTGCTCGAGCTGCAGCAAAAGACCCATTCAATACAAAGACAACTATGGGTAATGTTAGTCTGGGGCAGCCTCTAAAAATTAGTAATACTTCAACAAATTACGCTGAACCTCCAGATGCAGCAGACAACCAAGCTGCATCTTTAAAAGATGTAAGAGAAAAATTTGCCCCTAACGCTGATAAACAAACAACAGCTTCTGGCTCTGTCGGCGTTTTAGATATTAATAGTGTTTTACAAGCTGTAGATCCATTTGGTTTGTCTTCAATTTTACCAGGAATGCTTTCAGGTCTTTCTGAAGTAAATTCTACAATGAATGCTGCAGCGCCTTCTACAAAGAAAACAATTGTTCAAAATTCTTTATATGGCGCTTTGTGTAATTTGTCAAAGAAATATACATTTGAGAGAGTTATAACTGTTTTTGATACAGCTCTGGCTAATGGTGGCATGCAACAAATTAGTTCAGACCAAAGATCTGTTGTTTCTCATGCTTTGACTTATTTGATAAAAAATGCAAACGACAACGGACCTGATAATATAAAAATACCTTTTACTTTCACACAAGTAACAGAAATTGGAAATACAGTTCCAACTCCTGTTACTAATCTTGTTCCTGATTTGTATAAACAAGTTTACTATAAAATAGAAAAAGACCCATATCCAGGTTATAAAAAGTGGTTATCGAACGATAAAAAAACTGCTATCTATACACAAAGAGTAATAGGCGAATATTACTACGAAACTGCTGACGATGAGATCTATAACACTTCAGTTATAGAATTAACAGCTGATTTAGATCCATATTGCGATCCAGAATATTTGGATCCAATTACAAATTTACCTTTGATTTTAACAGCAACTATCATCAATGATTTTATTATTATCCAGAACACTAACGTCGAAAACAATAGTATGGAAAAAACTTTGGGAACTGGAAGTTCTGGTAATTTGATGGATAATTTAGGTTCTCTTATGGGTTATACTGGAACAATTGTAGATTCTATGCAATCTTCATTGGTAAATTCAGTATTGAACCAAAGTTCTATATCTTCTTCTTTGTCTGGTTATTCCAAAAACATTGCAATGTTGAAGTCTATGAAATCTAGCGCATTGACTGCTTTCAAGCCAGCTTCTTTGGTAAATTCTTTGTTTTCGGAAGTTAGTTCTTTGCAAAATGTCGTTGGTAATCTTCAATCAAAGGGTCTTTCAGCTATTGGTGGAAGTAAAGTCCTAAATCTAGCTAACAACATTAAGAGTTTTACGTAATGGCAGACGATAATAGCAAACTACCAATTGATCCATGGAGCGATGGAACAATAACACCAAAATACGGTTGGGTTTATGGTTCTGCTGATGCTCTCGGTGGGCATAAGTTCATTTATAGAAATATAAAAGAACCAGATAAAAACAGCTCTCAAGAGTTAACTCCCAGCGGTAGTTATAAAACAATACATCAAGATCCAGACAAAAAAGAAGTTGTTTCTAAACTTCATCCTGGTGAAAAAAGAGATTATGTCGGCGGCGGACGTTCAGAACACACCGACGGTCATAAAGACATGAGTGTTGAGTCTACTCTAAGAGAAGTTATAACTGGAGACCATAATTTCCAGGGCGGAAGAAATGGTTATGTTGGTTATGCTGAGAACTTGATAAGAGGAGCTAAGAACGATTTTAAGGGAGTAATGGGGGCTTCCGAATCAAAGTCTTATGCTACATCTCAAGGCGATGTAGTTGAAGAACATGCTGGCAACTATCATATCAGTTATGAGAAAGATTTTGTCGCTGCTGTCAAAAGCAATATGATTACAATGGTCAACGAAGGCGATTATGCGCTCAATGTCCAAGCTGGTAATTACGACAATCAAATATTACAAAAAGCTAGAATTTACGCTGGTAGCGATATATTAATACAAAGTTTAACAAATATAACATTAACAGTGGGCAACTCTAGTATTATAGTGGAACCAAATAAAATATCAATTCTATCGCCGTTGGTAAGTGTTAATGGTAATTAATCATGATTCTTTGTGCTGATACACCCATACCTTCTTTTGACAGCATTTGGCAAAATTTGGTTGGAGAAATTACTTTTCCTCCAAATATTTCTTTTGATTTTACTATTCCGCCATTGCCTTCTTTGTTGAATCCTATATTTTCGGATATATCCCATTTTGCATTAGAGTTAAGTAATATCGCGCAAGAGTTACAGTCGTATCAATTTCTGCAAACAATTTATCAATTCATTGAACCATTAGCTGAAGTTATTGGTTCTGTTATATCAAGCTTAATACCTTCCATTCCAGTTATAAATTTAAACTTGATAGATTTATTGTCTTTAGATCCAACCGCCCTTTATGACGCAGTAAAGGAAGCTATAGAGAATTTAACTTTCCCATCATTTCCAACAATACCTAGTCCTTTGTTTTCTGGCTTGAGCGTTCCTTCTTTTGAAATTCTATTGAATGTCAAATTGATGTTGAAAGATTATATAAACACTTTGATGAATATCATTCCCGATTTGGTTCAACAAGTTTCTGACATTTTAACATTGGGTCTTTCTGAACTTGTTGTCCCACAATTACCTTCGTTATCAGAAATAATGGAACAAATTGCTAATTTAGTTGAATGGCCAGATTTCGACATAAATTTTCCTTCGTTCCCCCCAATTGAATTTCTTAAAGGTTTTTCCATAAGCGAATTGTTGTCTCAAATCACTGTTCCTGGATTCCCTTCTTTCAGTATTCCAGATCCTTTATTTCCAAATTATAGTAATATTGAGCAAGAATTATTGGAAGGTTTGAATATATTATATCAAGAGATGATTGCTTACCCAATGCAAGTAATCATGGATTTTCTAAACGATTTCCTTAGTATGCTTGGTTTTTCATTTCCGACATTATGTATCACCATATAACCTGTTTGAGAGTCATATAAATATAGAATTAATACAAAAATATAATTTCTACAAAGGCGATTAAATGTCAGGAAGACTAAGCAGAGCTGATGTTCTAATAAATACCAACAAGAGAACAGAATTAAATTCTGATTTTCTTACCAGTTTTGCTATTTCTCCTGTAGGAAATCAACTTGGTCGTGTTGTAAACGAAAAGTCTATAATACAATCGCTTAAAAATATAATTTCTACAGACCTCGGAGAAAGATTATTCCAGCCAAATATTGGCTCTGATGTTAGAAGAATGCTATTCGAGAATATAGCTCAGGAAAACCTAACATCTGTTAGTTCTTACATTCAAAATGCTATATTGAGAAACGAACCAAGAGTAAGTTTGAATAATATTGAAGTTACGCCATATCCAGAGGAAAATGGTCTGGCTATAACCATTTATTTTACATTAATAAATAATCCAGAGCCTTTAACTTTCACATATATTCTTAAAAGAGTTCGCTAATGGCAAACAGTTCCCTATTATTAAGTTCTCTTGATTTCGATACGCTAAAAGCGAACTTCAAAGAATATTTGAAGTCACAACCTGTTTTCAGCGACTATAATTTTGATGGTTCTAACATCAACGTTCTGCTTGATGTTATGTCTTATAACTCATATTTAAATTCTTTCTATTTGAATATGGTCGCTTCCGAAATGTTCTTGGACTCGGCGCAAAATTACGATTCAGTGATTTCGCATGCAAAGGAATTGAATTATCTACCAAGAAGCACCAAATCTTCATATTCTGAAATAACATTTTCTCTAGAAACAACTGGTCTTAATGGTAGTTTGGTTATTCCTAAGAACACCAGATTTACAGGATTCAATTCTAACGGAACTTATATATTCACGACCAATCAAAAGCAAACTTATACTTCGCCAAATAATACTTTCGATATTTCTTCTTTGAAAATCTATGAAGGCGCATACTTCCAAGATACATTTGTTGTTAATTACGATATAGAGTCTCAAAAGTATGTTCTTTCAAATCAAAATATTGATACAGATAGCATTGAAGTAACAGTTCTAGAAAATAATGGTGCAAATACAACGGTATTTGCTCGAGCGCAAACTCTTTATGGTTTAGATAGCCAATCTTCAGTATATTTCTTGCAACCAGCTCAAAACGGTTTGTATGAAATAACCTTCGGCGACGGTCTATTCGGAAGAAAGCCATTAAATACTGGCATTGTTGTCGCCACTTATAGAGTTTCTGCTGGTTCTGATGCTAATGGCGTTGAGAGTTTTGTATTAGACACTGATTTGAGAACAACAAATGGTGGAACAATATCCCCTAATGCAATTACTGTCGATACAATTTCAAATAGTGGAGCTAATGCAGAGTCTATTGATTCTATAAAATATTCAGCTCCAAGATATTTTGCCGCTCAACAAAGAGCTGTTTCTTCTGACGATTATGCTTCGTTAGTCTTGACACAGTTTGGAGGATTAGTTTCAGATGTTATGGTTTACGGCGGCGAAACAGTAGAACCAAAACAATACGGTAGAGTAATAGTTTCTATTAAACCAGCTGGTTCAACTGTTGCTCCAGATTATCTAAGAAACGAAATTGCTAATTATCTAAAAGATTATATTGCTCTTCCAAATAGAATAATTATTGGAGATCCAGATTATTTCTATTGTTATGTTAATAGTATTGTTCAATACGATAAGACTCTTACTAGTAAAACACCAAGCGATTTAAAAGCTAATGTTTTAGATTCAATTTTAGCGTACAGTGCAGATAATCTAGAAAAATTTGCAAACGATTTGAGATATAGTAAGTTAGTTGCTTCTATAGACAATACTGATGTTAGTATAACAAGTAATGATACCGTTGTAAAGTTAATAAAACGTGTTGCGCCACTACTTAATTCTAACGCAAGTTATTCTATAGAATTAAATAATTCACTATATGACCAAAAAGATCCTATAACTTCTGATCAACATGTATCTTTTTATGGTTCTTTATACGAAACACATTTTCAACACGCTGCTGTGATTTCTTCTAAATTCACATTTAATTATCAAGGCGCAACATACCCTCTAAGTTATTTTGAAGACGATAGTTTGGGAAATATAGACGTGTATGCTCCTTCTGGAACATCAATCGTTAAACTAGCAAGAATAGGTTCGGTAGATTATACAAATGGTGTTATAAATTTGAGTAATCTTAATTTAGCTTCGTACGATAATTACGTTTCAATATATTGCAAATTGGCCAGTAAGGATATCTACGCAAATCAAAATAAAATTGTTCTAATTGAACCAAGCGATGTTGGTATCACGGTAATAGAAAAACTAGACTAATGGAATTTTCAGTAGAAAAATATATATCTAATTTTATAGAAAGTCAGTTCCCTCTTTTTTATCAAGAAGAGGGTCCAGACTTCATTTTGTTTGTCAAAGCGTATTATGAGTGGTTAGAGTCTTCAGGAAATCCAATTTATCAATCCAGAAGCCTAAAAGATTATAGAGATATCGATAATACTCTTGAAGAATTTTTAGAATATTTTCAACAAAAATATCTTTACGGAATACCTTTTAATGTTATCGCTAATAAAAGATTTCTTTTAAAGCACATCCTTGACGTTTATCGTTCCAAGGGAACTATACAGTCGTATAAATTACTATTCAAACTTCTTTATAATCAAGATGTTGAAGTTTATCTTCCTGGCAATGATGTTCTTAGAGTTTCTGATGGAACTTGGAGAGAACCTCAATATTTGGAAGTATCAGACAATGGCGACTTGAATGCATTGTTGGGAAAAACAATTGTTGGAGTTACCACAGGAACTACAGCAATTGTTGAAAATTATACAAAAGAACAATTTAATGCTGATATCATCAATACAATTTACATATCAAATGTATTACCAAGTGGCGGAGATTTTGCTGTTGGAGAAAAGATTGTAATTTCTGGTCAACAAAGCAATACTGATGCTGTTACTGGCGGACCTATTGTATTGGGTTCTTTGGACTATCTAGAAGTTATAAGCGGAGGTCAAGGGTTTAATATTGGCGATAGCTTAAAAATTGCTAGTAGAGATCTATCAAATGGTGAAATTTTATCTTATGGAGTAGATGGAGTTGTTAGAGTAGATAGCGTATCAAAAGGTGTTAATTCTCTAAGTTTCAATTTAGTTAGCGGTGGCGGAGGATTTCTTTCCAATGCTGCTACTTTTGTTTACAAACAACCTGCTGATACTAATGGAAATGGTGCTTCTTTTTCTATTGGATTCCTTACTTCTGTCCAAACATTAACATATAATACTGATTTGATTTGTGATTATATGTCATTGCAATTAGATGCTACTTCTTATGGATTTCCTGCAAATAGTTCAGCGAATCTAACTTCAACTATTAGTTCTGCATTTACCTTTGCTAATGGCGACTTTGGCACTATTGGTGGGTTGACTAATATTAAAACTGGTAATGGCTATTTGTTGGCAGCAAATGTATTTGTAAGATCAGTTCAATTATCTAATGCGCTTCCAGGAACAATTTCATATTCCACAACAAGCGCAAATGTAACTGGAACTACTACAAATTTTGATTATATATTTTCAAATGGCGATCTTGTCCACCTCAGAGCAGATAGTGCTACTTCTTCTAAAGATGAACTTCATGTAATACGCCAAGTTGTTAATTCTACAGCTCTCGTATTATATGGAAAACCAAAATATTCCTCAACAGTTTCAGCTCAATATAGAGCAGCTCCGTCAATAGTTCCTTCTCAATTTGCCTATTATGAAGATCCAGCGCATTTAGTTGATGGTTCTTTAAATGGTCTTAATGATAATATTCAAACTTCAGTTTCTGCTGGCAACGGAATTGTTGGAGCGACTAAATTAATTAATTCAGGTAAAGCGTATAAAGACGGCGAGCAAATAAAAGCTTATCTTTATTCTGGCGTTTCTAATAACATAACTATTTCATCTGCTGGCACTGGTTATAAAAATGGAGATGTTTTAATTTTCTCTGGTGGATCTCCAACTACGCAAGCAAGAGGTTATGTTAATGTGAATAGTAATGGAGCAGTAACAAATGCTATTGTTACTTTTAATGGTTCTGGTTATAGTTCGATTCCAAATATAAGAATAAAAACTGCAAATGGTTCTGGCGCTATTTTAACTGGTGTTTTAACTGAATTTAATACTGCATCAGAAGTTACTGCTAAAGTGGTAAAACGTGGAATAGGAAAGTCTAGGGGGTATTGGTCTACCACAAGAGGCTTCTTAAATTCCGATAAATATGTCCAAGACAGTTATTATTACCAAGATTATTCTTATGAAATAAAAGTTGCGAGTATTTTAGATAAATATAAGAACATTCTTTATGATACATTCCACAGTTCTGGTTCTGAGTTGTTTGGGAAGTTTCTGTTGATAGATAATGGCTCTTCTAATGTAGAATTGGTATATTCGACTAACGCAAATACTTCTGCACTAACGCTTTATTTAACTTCAGACATTACTGGAATAACTGCAGATAGCAATACAGTAACAGTCGACAAATATTATATTTAATAGGGGTTAAACTTGTCACAGCAAACAATTAACGTCGGCTCAGCTAATAATGATGGAACAGGCGATCCATTAAGAGTTGCCATGACCAAAATTCAGAATAATTTTTCTGAAATTTATGGAAACTTTTCCACAAATGGTACAATAAGCATTGCCAGCACATCCGCAAATGTAGCGAATGTCAAAATTACTAACAACAATATTGTAATTTCAACAAATTCAACTGTAAATTCGTTATCAAATTCAACATTAATTAGTATTTCCAACAGTACATATTCTACAAATTTAACTTCTAGCGGATTGGCTGTTGGAGCAAATGTTAGCGTTAACGCTTCGGCTGTATTCGTTGGTAATTCTACAATATACTCTAATGTAGCAGCCGATGGAAGTCAATTCACTGGAACTGTTGCATTTACAAACACAGTTTCAATAAGCAAACCAGCCACATTAACTAGTTCGATTTCAGTTTCAGGAAATGCCAGTTTAAGCGGCGTTCTTACCACAAATAGCATTTCTGTAAATACTTCGGTAAATACTAATTTAAGCGGCGGCGTCCTCGTAGTAAATTCTACAGGAGCCTCTGTATCAACAAATACTTTAAATCTTGGCAGTTCAAACGTTGGCGTTGCAAATTTTGCCAATGGTTATAGTAGACTTCCAAATGGTTTGTTGATGCAATGGGGGCAGCTGCTTGTAAATACATCCACAGCAGCACAAACATTCAATACAGTCACAGGAACTGTATTCAATAACGTGTTTACTATTACGGCTACTTCCAATACTTTGGCTTCTGCGATCGCAGTGACAGCGGTTAATGCGACAGGTTTCACAATTGTGTCAAATACTACGGCTAATATAGCTGTTTACTGGTCAGCGATAGGTAAATAATAATGGGTAAGATTTTACCAAATTACAAAAAAGCAATTATTGATGAAATTATAGATAATATAACTTCTGGAACTTCAAATTATTATGCCTTTGCTGCCAATCCTATAGCATACACTGGATCTGCGCCAGAAGTAGCAAATAGTGACTATGAAACCACATTTACAAATGATTGGTTGATGCTTTTTGGTAAAAAATTAACACCATCAGAAGTTGTCCCATTTATAGAAAAGAATATGTGGGCTTCTGGAACTGTTTATGATAGATACGATAATACATCAAACACTTTATTTACCAATAATAATTATTATGTAATAACAAACGCTGCGGAAACTGGCGGTTATTATCACATTTATAAATGTATAGATAATGCAGGAAATACTGCTTCCACAGTAAATCCGAGTAGTATTGGAACTCCAACTCAAGTTTATACTTTTACTACTTCTGATGATTACAAATGGAGATATATTACTTCAATTTCATCAGCCAATTGGAGTAAATTTTCTTCTACTGATTATGTACCAGTTTATGCAAATTCTTTAGTGGTTTCTTCGGCTAATACATATGCTGGCGTTGAAACTTTAGTTATTACAAATTCTGGAAACGGATATAACGCTTATACTAATGGAACAGTGCAATCTGTTATTAATTCTACAGTTATTCAAATTCAATCTAATGCTAATACAACTTCTTCTTTTTATAATAACAGTGGAATATACATATATAACGAATTAATAACTACTTCTCAACTTCTAGGAGTTGCTGGTTATACAGTAAATGGTTCTGGTAAGTTTATAACTCTAGATTCTCCAGCAAATACTGATAATATCATAGCTGGCGTAACACAATATAAAATTAGCCCAAAAGTAAAATTTTATTCTGATGGAGCTTCACCAAAAGCTTATACATCTGTTAATACTGTTTCAAATTCAATTGCAAATATAACTATTCTAGACATTGGATCGGATATAAGTTGGTGTAATGTAGAAATACAAAGCGCATTTGGTTCTGGCGCTAATGTTTATGCTATTGTTCCTCCAGCTGGAGGACATGGTTCTAATCCATATTCAGAATTAAACATAAAAGGAATAACATTCGGATTTAATTTTGCAAACACTGAATCAGGAAATATTCCAACAGATATATTATATAATAAAATTGGAATTATGAAAAATCCTTATTCTTTAACAGTAAATACTAGCTCTGGAATAGTTTCTAAAGGTTCCTCTTATACTTCTAATACATTTGATAATTTACTAAAAGCCAATACCACATATGGTTCTTTTTCTAATGGTCAAGTTGTAATCGGCGCGAATAGCGGCGCTCGGGGTGTTGTCGTTTTTGCCAACAGCACAGTTATTCATTTGGCTGGAGATAAGAATTTTATAAACAGCGAATCAGTATCAATTGGCTCTGTTTCGAATACAGCAGTTGGAACTATTTCTATAACTAACAGTGGCAGTATTTACACCAAAGACATACTTCCATTGTACGTCCAAAACATAAATAATGTAAACAGATCGAACACTCAAACTGAGTCGTTCAAAATAAATATTCAAATTTAATAGGGTCAAATAATGTCATCTTTAACTACAGACTTTAATGTTTCCCCCTACTTTGACGATTATGACGAAGAGAAAAGATATTCTAGAATTCTTTTCAGACCAGCTGTAGCTGTACA